ATAGATAATGAGGCAGTTCTTTGCTGTGCCATCGTCATTTAAACCCACCTCTTTTGTAACCCATCTTCGCATTACTGCCAATTGTTCTTCAAAGGGCATTCCGGCAATAGACTTATGCATGTAACGATTGCCGGTTTTCTTTAGCTTGTCTGCGGCATCTTTGACACGTGCCGTTTCATTTTCGCACTGTCCAAATTGTCCTGTGGCAATACGGTTAATTTCCACACTACTTAACATAGCTAGAGACCTGCATACGTGGTCTTCTTTCATCATTTCCGTATCGAGATTTAAGACGGGGGTTTCTAGGTGTCCTGCCACATGATATCCCACATTATCCGTGAATACTGTTTTACCCACCTTCATGCGGGCTCCAACAATACTAATGGCTCCCGGTCGTAATCCTCCACCAATGGCCTTATCATAGTTTTTGAAGCCAGTGGACAAACCAATTTGTTCTACGGGATTATCAATCAGGTCTTGTACATAGTCGTCAATATTCTCAGACATTGCAGTTGGGATATCCGCACCATCATTTAGTAGACTAGTAAAGTCAAAGACGGTTTCTTCTGCAATACCCAGGATATGAGTAATAGACTCGTGACCCTCAATTTCTAGTAATTGGTCTTGAGCCTGTTCAAGCTGGTCGTGTAGTAGTCGTGTAATTTCAAACTTGCGAATTTTAGCTGCAAATTTACGTATATTGGTTAGCACGACGGGGAACTTGAAAATTGCCGCTAAATGGGCTCCTTCGGATGGTTTAGATAGGATGTGCCCAACTCCTAGTTCGCTACCGGCAGAATGGATAGATGCCACATCAACATCAGCACTATCGTCATTTTCTAATATATGTTTAAGACACTTGAATATAATTTTGTTAGACTTATCGGTGAATGTGCTTTCTTGTACCATATCCGCCACTTCTAGGTACGCATCATTCCCATACCGGCAAATGCCAGCCAACACCCCTCTTTCCGCTGCTTTATCTCCAAGATAATCTGTCATATATTCTCTTACCTACTATTGCCACATTCATCACATATAAAATAATAACCTTCATCCGGGTCATTCACCAATTGACTTGGTAGAACCTCCCACTCTTCTCCACACCTAGAACATTCCATTTCAATATAGTCAATCTTACCACGCCTAGGCTCTCTGGCAACGCCCCCGCTTAATTTCTTATCAATCGCCACATCATCTTTAAACTGATTACTGACTGGCATATCTAAGAATAGATTGGGTCTACCCTCTGCTGGAATTACCATAGGCTCTGGTGGGGCAAAGTTTTTAGCGGTTTTCCCCCGCCTACCCTGGCTGCGTTTTCTTCGGTGCTCTTGAACATCAAAGCCACCCTGACCACGACGCTTCTTGCCGCTTTTCTTTTTCCTACCGCCTTTTCCGCTTAAGGTTTGAGCCTGTTGTTCTGGCTTCTTTTTCCCCCTGTTTTGTCTACGTTTAGACTTTTGCGGAGCCTCTTCTTTTTTTGACAGTGCTCCTGCCAACATATCAATTAGCTCGTCTTTGTCTAGGGATTCTAGTTGTTCTCTAATTCCCATAATTGCCTCCTATTCCTTTTCTGCATATATTTCAGATATCTTAGCCCGCTGTATGTCTCCTACAGTTTTGGCCATGGCCTGTAAACTATATGCCAAGGAATCTAATCTAGCTATTCTTTGTTCTGCATAGTTAATAATTTTTTGAAGCTTGCTTGCAAATGCATTTTCTTGACATATCAAGCTAACTTTAACTTCATACTTAGTATAACTGTCATAGTTATTTAGGTATTTTGAAGTTGTTTCTTTTAAAAGAGCATTAGCCCATAGAGAGCGAGACTTTTCTAAATTGATACATCTTTGAATATGGAATGCATATTGCTGTAATCTAAAACTCAAACTACCACACTCAGAAGCCGACAAAGATTCCGTGGTACTACGCTCTTGGTTTAAATACATCTCTAGTTCAGATTGTGTACCAGGAGGACTCAATATAGGAAGTCCAGTAGACTTCTCATAGTTATTAAGAGCTTCGTTGATTTTATCCATACGAGAATCAACACTATCCCTTGATTCTTGTGGTCCAGTCATTATCGTCCTCATTAAAGGGTAGTTGTATTAGAATAATTCCATTATTTTCACACCATAAAGACTTGTCCGCATCTCTTTGCCTAGCCTTGGCAAATCCCATGATAGACTTATGGAAATGTGGAGTATATTTGAAATGTTGCTCTCCCTGTATTTCTACGGCAGTATTAAGCACAGGAATATAGTAGTCTAGGTAGAGGGTTTGTTTATCACGAATTGGTACAGGAACTTCTTCTAAAATATGCAAAGTGGGATATATAGCATTCAGAAGTTTACCGGCCCTTTGATGTAAAAGGCTACCATTTCTACCAGATACCTTAGTCTTAGGTTTCCAATCAATCAGTTTATCATCTAGGTCTCGTATTTTCATTATCCTGCCATTATCATTTCCTGAAAGTCTTTATTAAGCTGTTCAACTAGTTCTGGCTTTTCTCGTAACTTTTCTACACAGTTTTCAAAACCCTGGACCTTTGTATCATCCGGTAGGGTAAACCATGCTCCACCCTGTTTAATAAGTCCTAGGTCTTTGCTAAGCTCGGCTATTTCAAAAACCTTATCTATACCTAGCCCATATCTTAAAAAGGATGTACCCTTGCGTCCTGGGGGGCCTATTGCTGACGTAGAACATTCCCAGTGTACTTTTTGACCAATCGGATTGTCGGCATCTTTCGGGAATAATTCTTTATATGTGGCCCGCAGCTTAACGTCGGCCTGATATTGGATTTTTCTACCGGAGGCTTCTGAGGTTTGAGAATAACCCATGCCACTTGTATTGGCAATAATGTGGGTGATACCCATGACTATAGAGCGGTTAACCGGCAAGACATTACACACCTTCTTAGTAAAGTCTGCAAGCATGATGGGCACATTATCCCTGTAGCCCTGACCATATTCACTTTCCTTACGAGAAGAACTACACAACTGAGAGAAAGAATCAAAGATGAAAATCGCCCCCGTCTTCGTGTTGATTAGAGATTCTGCAATATCGAGGTAGTCTTCGGCATTAAGAATATATCCGGGACGAGACCGTATAACTGTAAAGCGGTCTTTTTCCAGGTTAAGATGTTTAATTCCACGCAAATCTCTGTCTGACAATCGTCCTTCGATGTTAAAGAAATATACATGCCTACCATCTGGACAGTATTCACTAGCATATTCCTCCTTCTGTGCGGTTGCAGCAAAATCTAAACACAATGTTGTCTTACCAACTTTAGCAGGGCCGGTTGTTAGCACAAATGAGCCCTCTGGTATGCCTCCCCCCAACATATAGTTCAAAACAGGACTTACCGGAATAACAATTCGTGGCTCATCCACAAGGGCATTACCACTAATAAAAACATCGTCTCCAAACTTTTTAGTCAAATGGTCATCAATATCTGTAATTTCTTTCTTACTAGCTTTCTTCTTCGCCATCTAAATCTCCATCTAAGTCTTTCAGTGCGCTGATAATATTCTTTTTGCCACGTGCTTGTTTTGGCTTTGTATATATATTATGCGTAGCGCCTTCCTGTTTTTCTTCTGTCTTATTCTTTTCTGCTTTAGTCACAAGTTCAGCCTGCTTTTCCTCGATAACCTTAGCTAAGAAAGGTGAACGTAAGCTATAGCATTTCCACATTCTCTTATCTTTTAATGCGGCCAGAATGGAATTTACGTGATATTTTTGCAACAGCTTGTTTGCCGTTGGTATTTGCTGTCTGAAAAACTTTTCCCACTCTGGCAATTGCCAAAATTGTTGTGGTAAGTCTCTCCCTTGACTTTTCGCATTCTTTTCGCATATTTTCTCTACTACATATTGGGCATCTGTTACATACTTTCCTGGCGAGTATGCAGATTGAAAACGGCTTTTCTCAGTATACTTTTTGCTCATTGGTCTTTCTTGGTAGTTAGAATCTCGCCCTTCCTAATATCATAAATATTACCACGAGCGGTACGAGATATTTGCTTTGGAACCGTCTTTAAATGTTCATCTGCCATCTCGGATGCTGTTTTAGTATATACGGTCACACCCTCTCGACCACCAGCAGCCTTGTGATTGATAGCAATGCGAGAATCGTGCCTCTGTCTAAGAGCCACACCATAAAAGGTCTGAGCATCTTCGGGCACAATCAGCAATTGGTTGCACGCCTTATTCATTAAGTGCTCTGCTTTATCCTTATCATTAACGCCCCCACGAATAAGCATGTTGAGAGTTTCTTCCCAAATAGCAGGGTCAATTTCCTTACGAATTTTCTCAACCCCCAAGGCTTTTGGTCCCTCGTCTTCTTCGGTCTCTGTCTCAGGTGTAAGTTCTAGCTCGTTTTCCACATACTCTTTTACCTCGTCGTCTGAAACCTTGAGAGTAATGGCTATTTCATTATGGCTCATACCCTGTTTAACGAAAGTTTCTATCGCCGCCTTTTCTACTACTGATAGTGACATTATACCGCCTCTCTTTCCGCTTGAACCAAATGCTTCTTATTCTTTGTGGTAAGGAAGTCTAAATACATATAGAATGCCTTACGGTTGACTTCTTTGTAGGACCACTCATTAATACCCAAAGCCTTCTTTTGATGTCTTCCTTCGGAGTACAAACCTAGTGGGTCGTAGAACTTGCCGTGAGCCCCGGTTTTAATATAATATCGAAGCTGCCCATTAGCAGACACCAACTGTTTCGCATAGGCATTACTTCGCTCGGAGGCTGGTGTGACAGGGCCATCTACTTCTTTGCGCAGGTCAAACAGTCGTGGATAACCATCTTCATTATAATCTCCATGCCGGTCAACCCGCTCATCCTCTTGCCCCACAATAGTATAAGCCACAACCCTATTTTCTTCACGAGATGTTTTATTATCATCTTTAGCTGCATACATAGAAGTAGCCATATCTGATGCGGTAATCCGATGGGGATTTGGTGTTTTGTTGTGCGGTCGTTCTTCTTGTTTTGTATCTTGTTTGGTCATTATTTTACCTCGTTTTGCTCTTTCTGCTGAGTATTTAAGAATTCATCAATGGCAACTAGTAGTTTTTGTGTAGCTTCATCACACTCTACGTTATTTTTACCAGTTACTCTAAGTAATTTTGATTGTCTTGCGTGCCCAACTCTCTTACCATTAACTTGTCCGTTGGGCAATAGTTCGTGCATATGTGCCTCAATCTTAATGTTTATGAGAGTTTGGTGCGGTATATTAATAGTTTCTTGTGTCATTAATCCGGTATCCATTTTCCGTTCTCGTCTTTAGTAAGTGTTCTAGCCCCTTGTGGAAGCGGACCCTGCCACTCCGGTTTGTTTCTGTTATTATCGGTAATAGACTTCTTTTGCTGTTCAGTCATTCCCTTGGTATTTTTTTCTGCCCACATTCCTAAAGTTTGGAAGGTACTAGGAGAGCCTTGATTTTTATAATCTCTCCTTACAGGCTTGCTCTTAGAGCATTCTGGACATTTAGGTTTCAAATCAGATATTTCTGACATACTTGCGACTTCTTCAAAGCCATGTCCACAGCCTCCATCTTCATTGTCGCAAAGAAATACATAAATTGGCATTAGTTTACTTCTTTTAATTTAGTTATTAGTTCTCTTAGGACTTTTTTGTCTAGGTAGTCATTGTTTTGTTTCCATCATCTGTAAAATTTCTTTATACATCGGTGTAAGATATTCATACCAGGACTCATGTATTTTAGTATTCCATGGAGTTATACCTAATATATACTGATGTGCATTAGGCTCTTTAGGCTCTCTAAGTAACTTCATGTTTGCTTCAGCAAGAGAGCGGTCGGCCTTCCTTCTATTACATGATACGCAGCAGCATACAATATTTCCCCAGTGGGTAGGTGTGCCGTTGTATCTTTTTTTCTTCCATGTGGCACGAGAAATCACATGGTCGTATGTTAATTTCCTGGGTTCCTGTTCTTGTTTACCGCAATACTGGCAGGTTAGTTGGTCTCTAAGAAAAACATTCTTTTTAGAAAAGGGTATGCGTCGTTTTTCTTTCCATTTGATATATACCGGCACCCTGGCGATACAGGGCACCGGCAGCTTTCTACCACCTGCTGTCTTTA